CTGTCAGCTCGGCCGATAAGGTCTCCGATTCTGCTATTCGCGCGGTTAAGCGCGTCACGAGTTGCGCGGTCATGCTCTTGAGCTGCGAGAGACTCGGCATGGTAGGTATCGGCGATGGCTTGGAGTTCTCTTGCGCGCTGAGCGTCGGCGGCGCGAACGTCGCGAAGGCTAGCAGTAAGCACGAAATAGCCAACGCCCGAAGCGATGACGATGCCCGCGAAAAAGCAGACGAGCCCCGATTTGATCTTCGCCACATCATTCCTCCTTGGGAGTAGCCGCGGGCGTGGCAGTTGCGCCTTCCTGGCCCTTGGTTCCGAATTTGAGAAGCGCTCCGCCGGTGAAGAATCCCGCGCCCACGCCGACGATGCCCATGCCTGTCCCTACCGCTTCAGCGAGAACCGTTCCGGGCTTGAAGAGGGCGAAGAACACGAGAAAGAGGCCGGCCTGGATGAGTTCTACCGCGAGGCAGACGCCGATGAAGGCGATGAGGCGGCCCATGCTGAAGGCGCCGTCGTCGTCGAGGAAGGCCTCGCGGGGCTTGCCGAGCCAAGTCATACAAGCAGGTACACGCGCTTGGAATCGATAGCGCCTTCGCGGACGGTGCGGCTGCCGCCCTGGATGGGATCGTAGCCGACTCCGCCATCGCTTCCCTCGGCTACGAAGTGGTGAAAGTCTGTCGCAGGGTTGTACCAGCACTGGACCGCGAATTCTCCCGGTTGGCATTGATAGGCCTTGTCCTGCTTGCCGACGAAGTGGACCTTGCCGGGGGCGATGAAGTCGACGAGCCCTTGAGGGTTCTGGATAAAGGCTTCGGACGCCATGTCCTTGTCCTCTTTCTCGTGGTTGTAGATGACCTCAATCACTTTGTGGTCGAGATCGGGGACGCCGAGGAGTCGGTTTAATTGCCACATGAGGGAGAGGAAATAGCATCCGAAGTGCTGGATGTCGGGTTCGAACTCGGGATCGGTCTGGAAGATCATGGCTTGGCCTCCATACGGTTAAGCATGATGCCCAGAAAAGTCAAGAATATGAGCGCTACGGCAGGCGTAGTCACGATTATTCCGATGAGCTGCAATAATAGGAATGCTGGGTCCGCTCTCATGATGCCCTCCCTATTTCACATAATGGGCGATTATCACGGCCGCGATGGGGCCGATTATGGTCATGGCGATGAGCATCCATTCGCGCGCGCTGATTTTGCGCCTGTCCTTGCGGCGGTCGTCGCATTCCTCGGCTTCTTTCTCGGCGGCGGCGTGCTCTTCGCGGGTCCAGAGTCCGGGGAGCTTTTTCTCTACCGCGTCGAGCCGCTCGTCGGTTCGGGCGGTAAACTTCTCGAACTTCCCGAGGAGGCCGTCGCCGTTCGTCCCGACAAGGAAGACCCACAGGCTGATGAGGTAGTCGCGATCTGTTTCCGGCTGGGGGCGTAGGTCCATTAGGGTGCTCCTGGTGCTGGTTTCTTGGGCGCCGCGGCGGTCGCGCTCTCGGGGCTGCTCGGGTCTTCGCCCTTATCGGTGAATTTCTTTTCGAAGTTCCATACCGGCAGCTCGGGTGCGGCTTTCTTATTGCGAGCCAGGTTATGCTGGAAGCTGGAGCCGTTGAAGTTGCGGGCCACATCTTCGGGGGTCTGCGCGCCCATCTGCAAGTAGGCCTTATCGGCGTCGGCGGTCTGGCTGGGGTCGATGTTCGGCATGGGAACGCCATTGAGGCGATGCGCGGTCCAGGCGGCGCGGAGGAGGGGATCGTTCCAGCCGGGGCAGGCGACGCGGCCGGCGGCGATCTCGCAGGAGAGCCACATCTCATAGAGGGGGCCTTCGAGGTTGGCGTCGAAGTCCTGGCGCTTCATCTTTAGGATTTCCTCGAAGACGAGGAGTTCGCCACGGCTGGCACTATAGCTGCCGTTGAAGGCGATTATGAGGAGCGAAAGCGGCATGCCCTTCGAGGCCGCGATAATGGAGAGATGGGTCATGATGAATTCTTTGAACTGGGCGGGCGCGTCGTTGGGGGGTAGGACCAGGTCTTCGCCCTCGGCGAGGTTGAAGACGCCGACGCCGCCAGCGCTGAAGGTCGCCTCTTTAAGCGGGGTATAGCGGACTGAGTTTGTCGTGACGGGGATACCGCCGATGGCGTCGCCTGCCGATCCGGGGATGCCGAGGGCGAAGGATGCCGGGCCCGCCGCGTTCTGGAGCATGAACTCGAAGGGGTTACTTGCGGGGTTATTCGCCGAGGGCTTGACGAACATATTGAGGTTTGACTGGTTGATGAATTTTTTCGCGGTGGCGAGTATTGCGTCCTCGATGAGTTCTAGCTCTTGGACGATGGAGCCGATGCCCGAGAAGCCTCGGCCCTGGCCGGCGTATTCCTGGCTGAAGGCATGGAGCATGAACAGGCGGCCGGACTTTTCGCCGACGCGCGGGATGTCGACCTGCTCGAACTGGTAGGTATACTCGTCCTCGCTGAGGTGCTGCGCCCATATTTTATAGGCTTTCTCGGAGCCGTCAGCGTTGCGGGTGATGCCGTCGGGGAAGCGGCCGATGACGTTTGTCACCGTGAAGGCGTCGCCGCGGATCATATTGGCGTCGATGACCTCGAACTGGAGCGGGTTCAGCAGGTTCGGGTCTTGGCTATAGTAGAGGCGGACGAACTCGTCGTTGTCGCGCTCGGCGGTGAGCTGTAGCAGGTGCTGGGCCTGATACCAGGACATGCCGCGGCTTCGGTTCTGGTTGCGGCTTTTGCACCAGAGGCTATAGCGCTCGCGCACGTCGGCGGCCCATGCGTCTGCGGCGTCGGCGTCGATGCCGAGGATGTCGAACTTCGGGGAGGGCTCGAGCTTGAGGCCGGTGCCGATCGTGGAGTCGGCGAAGCGGGTGACGAGGGCTTTCGCGGCCGGCACGTCGAAGCAGATATCGCGGGCTTGCTGGCGCAGCTGCCAATGGTTGATCGAGATGCCGGCGTAGGGGGTGGACATGCCGCCGGGCCACTTGGCGCCGGAGCCGCGCGGCCAGCCCCAGCCCCACATCTGGCCTTGGGTATTGCCTTCGGTCGAGGCTTGCGCTCGGGGTTGTACCTGGTCGGTGATTTTGAAATCGGGGTACTGGGCTTTGAACTTTTGGACGGCTTCGAGGCGTGCGTTTGCTTCGGCGGCCTTGCGGCGCGCGCTCGCTAGTCCGGGATCCTCGGGCGCTAGGGGCTCGCGGCGGCGGAAGAAGTCTAGGGCGCTCATGGGCGCACCTTGAAGTCTGAGTCTCGGGCGTCTCGGTCCCATCCTATAGTCAAGAATCCGAGGCCGATCCCGTAATAGATAACGCAGTCATAGAGCGAGGGGCCCAGTAAACAGGGCCGCTCCCATCTATGCCAGCGCACGCCGCCGAAGCGCATCATTTCCGCCTCATGTTCAGCGTCACGACGCCGCCGCCATACAGCAAGGAGTTGTACTTATTTATCATGCCGATGAGGCGGTCTTCCTCGTCGCCGAGTTCCTTGATTTTGCGGTAGGTGGCGGACTGGGAGCCGCCGTCGCCGGCGTTGAAGTTATAGGACTCGACTGGGGAGGCGGTAAGCTCGAGCATTTGGGTTTGTACGGCATCGAGGCGGGCCTCGGCGGAGGCTATGTATTTTTGGTAGCGCGCTAGGCGCCAGGAGCTGAGGTTGGAATAGGACTGCGTGGAGCCAGGAAGTGACACGATGGCCCCCTATTGGGCCGAATATATGCCTCTTTGCATGTTGACGCAACGGAAAATCGGACAAGTAGTGTACCTTGTACCGATAAAAAACCCTCCGAGGCGAGGATCGGAGGGAAGGCGTAGGGGCAACGAGGTGAACCTGTCGCCTTTTTGGCTCGGCCAGTCGGGGCGATGGGTCCCCGACAGCCTATGCGTCCAAGGTGGTAAGGCTCGGATCGCCTAAGCGGACAATACCGCGCTTTTGTTCGCGCGTCAATTATTATTTTCTGCCGGAGCGGGCGCGGTCTCTGGCGGGCTCCCTATCCGTGCCGCGAGGTAGTCAAGCGCGGCGCGCGATCCTACTTGCTGGAGCTGGTAGATGTTCGCGCCCTGCTTGCGCATGCCTTCTTGGATCATCTTGACGATGCCGTCGAGGTAGACATGGGCGGCGGCCACGGCGTAGACGGTGGTGTCCAGTGCCTCGTTATGGGCGGTGACTTGGCGATAGGATCCGTCGGGCAGCTCTTCCTCGGAGGCGAGGCCGCGGAAAAACTCGTCGCCGTAGTTCTGCGGAAAGTCGAAGAATGATGTCCGTTGCATGGGGCCGGGCTGGCGGTTCGCGGCGCCGGAGCGGGATAGGTCGGCGTAGATGCCTTTTTTGTAGAGGGACACATTGAGTTCGTAGATCATCTGGCCGTCCGAGACGCGGGCGTAGCGGTAGTAGACATAGCCTCCTGGGGCTTGGCCGGCTTCGCGGCGCTTGGAATCGGCTACCATGGCGTGCAGCGGCATGCCCTTGACCGGGAACATGCCTGAGCCCCTGGTGCAGAATTGGTAGGTGACATCGGGGCGGTTGCCGGAGTCGATAAAGATGATTGAGATGGGGAACGTCATCTCGGGGAGCTTTGACATCGCCGAGCGTCGGTACATGCCTTTGCCTGCGGCGAACCACTCGACGAGCTTCTGCCAGGCGCCGTCAAAGGCATTGTCGGTTGCGCCGGGGAAAATGTAGTACCCGATGGACCAGCGGCGATATCCGAGGCCGTGGCCGACAACATGCATCTCCAGGCGCGCGGGGTGATCCGGGTCTTTTGATTGGCCGGCCTGGACGTCAATGCCGGCAGTGAGGTACAGCACGCCGTCGGGGACCGTGAACTCTTGGTAATCGCCGCGGAGGCTGAGGATCGTTTGGAGGGCGGGGCGGGTGCCGGTTTCGCGGAAGGGGAGGCCGCCTAGGGTATTCTGGAAGCTGGGGCGCAGGCTGGGGTCGTCTTGGGCCTTCAGGTATTCTTTATAGATTTCGGTCCAGGAGATCATGCCGACCGGGGCGTAAAGGGCATTGATCTGCCAGCTTGCATAGGTTGGGTCGCAGGATTTCTTCGTGCCCTCCCAATGGCCGCGCTTGAGCATCTCAGTTTTTTGCGTGTTGAATATGGCATCGTGGCAATGGTCGCAGAGGTAATAGGCTCGCACTATTTGCCCCGCTTCGGTGTCGGCGCGCATGCCGTGGGCGGAGGACTCGGAGAACTCGAAGTCGAGGGGCTGCTCGAATCCGCATAATGGGCAAGGGACGAGGAATTGGCGGCAGTCGCCGAGGAGGTACTCGGCCCAGATAATCGAGCGCTCGAAGGTTGTAGGGGAGCTTATGTCCATGATCTTTCGCCGGCTGCCCCATGAATTGGTATGCCCCTTGTTGATCTCGAAGCGGTTGCCCTCGCCCGTGTTCATGGTGGCGTCGACGGCGTCGATCTCGTCGCGCAGGAGCAGGCGCTTGTCCTGGGCTCGGGTGGCGATCTTGGCGCCGATCGAGTAGAAGTCCGCGGCGCCTCCTGCGTATTCCTTGCGCTTGCCCGTGTCGCCCGAGCGGTGGGTGCCTCGGCTTCCTTGGGCGGTAATCTTGTCGCGGAAGCCTATCGAGTCGATGAGGTTGTCGAACTTGCGCTCGGACCAGTCTTTGACGAGAGGCTCGGACGCGGAGACGTAGGCCCAGTCGGTGGGGTAGGCGTCGGTCCAGTAGGCGGCCACGGGCTCGAGGACGCCAGTGGTCCCGCCCATCTTGCGCGCCTTGACGAGGACGCCGTGCTGGATCGGCGAGAAGGGGCTCATGCTGTCCATGATCTCGACCCAGTAGGGGGTGCGGGCGTTCTGCCAGGGGCCGGGGAAGGGGGTGTTGGAGGGCATGATGCGGCGGCCCTCGATGTAGTCGCTGATGAGGCGCGGCGGCGCGGCCGATGGGCGGCGCTTGATGGCGCGGGCGAAGAAGGCGGCGTCGCTGGGGGTCATCTTGGGTATATCTCCACGCTGTCGAGACCCATGCCCGGCCAGCGCATCCGCTCGATCTGCCCGCAGGCGATGGCGTGCTCTCCGGCCGCGTGCCGGTCGAGGAAGGCGCCGGTATCGTCCGTAAAGCCCTGCTCGCCTTTTATCGGGGTGGGGAGGCCCTCGTCGACCATGGCCCAGATGATTTCAGCATGGCGCCTGCTGGTCCAGACTCGGCCGTCCTGGCGGATCGCGGCGGCGGCTATCACGCTGACGCCTCCGTCCGCTCCGCCAGCCACTTCAGCATATGCGCCTTCGAGTGGTCGAGCGCGGAGCGGATCTCGAGGTCGAGGCGCTCCTGGGCCGCTTGCACCTTCGGGCCGTCGTCGACGCCGAAGATGGCGCCGAGCTCGGGGGAAAGCTGCTGCGCGATGGTCAGGAGCTCCGAGGAGTCGATGGTCCAGCACTGGTTAAAGGCGGCGTCGACTTCGGTGCGGGGCACGAGCTCGCCGCGGCGCTCGGAGGCCTTGATTTCTGCCATGTCGGCATCGGCGATTTTCTTGCGGCGCTCGGCCGCGT